GCGCGCACTTTTTTTGCCAGAATTCCAAGGCATTCGAAGCAATTTGATATCACGCAATGACCGAACCCTATGCCGTCCAAGCCCTCGCCGCGATCGTCACTTGGCATGGTCGCCTGAGCGATCCTGATTTCTATCGCCTCGTTCAGCGAGCGCGAATCGTGATGGAACGTGATTACCCCGAGTTGCTCAAGCAACACCGGCAAGAGCAAGACCGGATCTTCGAGACTGAAGGGGCGGGTTTCCGCCGCGACGAAATTTGATGACTGCAAAATCCAAGACTGAACCGGCGCCGCCTCGGGCGGTGAGGAACGTGAAGACCGTCCCGATCGATGCCATTCACTGCGATCCTGGGAACGTGCGCGTGCACCCCGAGAGGAATAAGGCCACGATCCGCGCCAGCCTGGCACGCTTCGGGGCGGGGCGTAGCATTGTTCTCGACGGGAACAACATCGTGCGGGCCGGCAACGGCACGGTGGAGCAAGCGCGCGATGCCGGCTATACCGAGGTCCTCGTGGTCGAGCCCGGCCCTAACCAGATCGTCGCGGTCAAGCGGCCCGACTGGTCCGACTCGGTGGGGACGGCTTACAGCATCGCCGATAACACGTCGACCGATCAGAGCGAGGACGACCAGAGCAAGCTGGCCGCCACGCTCGACGCGCTGCGGAATGACGGCTTCGACCTGGCGGCGATGGGGCATAGCTCGGAAGGGCTTGAGGAACTGCTGAAGAGTCTGGCCGAGGAGATCGTGCCGGACTCGCAGCCAGCCAGCGTGGAAGATCAAGGGCCGGTCGGTCAGAAGGCGCCCATCACCTGCCCGAATTGTGGACATGAGTTCTCACCATGAGAGGCCGCAAGCCGAAGCCGACGAAGTTGAAGATCCTGGCGGGGACACGAGCGGCCAGGATCAATCAGAACGAGCCGAGCCCGGCGCCCACCAGGCCGCAGATCCCCGACCATCTCGACGCCCTGGCCCGCGGCGAGTGGGAGCGGCTCTGCCCGATCCTGGAGCGCATGGGGGTGCTCACCGAGGCCGACGGCGCGGCGCTCACGGTCTATTGCGAGTGTTACTCGAAATGGCTCCGGGCGCGGGGCGACATCCAGAAGCGGGGGCTGCTGATCGAGGTAACGAGGACCGTCACCAGCAAGCGGGGGGCCACGATCGAGACGAGCGGCGCAGTCAGGGCCAACCCCGCGGTGGCGATCGAGGTTCAGATGGCGCGGCTGATGAAAGAGATCCTGATCGAGTTCGGCCTGACGCCTAGCGCCCGGAGCAGGATCAAGACGAATGACCCCGGCCCGCGTGACCGGCTGGGCGAATTCCTGGCTCGGCAGAAGGCCCGATAAGATGCCTCATTCCTTTATCGGCTGGCTCAACTTCCTCGTGTTGCAATGGATCGGCCTTCGGATTGTGCGAATCCTGGATAACGACTCGGGCAAGCTGATCGGCCTCGGTTGGATCTGGCCCGTCGCTCCGATCACGGGCTGGTGGTCGGACTACTGGCCGCCCAATCCTTCCATCAGACGCTTGGACAAAACCAGCTAGTGCCTCCGGTCGCGAAGAAGTGGATACGCGGCGAGGCCGACAAGCTGGCCATCGCTCAGGGCTGTTAATCGTCTCGAAGAACGTTGAGCGATATTTTCATAAGAGCTTTCTCGATGTTGGCAAGGGTCTTGGCGATGTCCGCCAAGTTACCCGCGCAGAGGTAAACCGCCTCGGTGATATTCCCCGGTCCGTCTGGATCAATCAGCGCGTCGGCAATGACAGTGAGGGACTGTTCTGTGTCTCTGACCTCTTGACCAAAGGCATTTTTCATCGGACTTTCCCCTGTTGCAAATGGTCAACGTAACTTGATATGACCGTTGCCACATGATACAATAAACGGAAGACGGTCGGCCACTACACCGCCCGCCTTCCTGACCACAACCCTGTCTGGATTGGAGACACGGCAATGGCTGATTCAAAGCCTATCACATCGACCGATCGGGAAGAGGAACGCAAGGCCAAGAAGCGAGCCGAGCAGATGGCTTGGCGACTTGCGAATCCCGAGGAAGACAAGGCGAAGAAACGCGAGTACTACGAGGCGAACAAGGAGCGGCTCAAAGCAAAAAGTAAAGCCTATCACGAGGCGAACAAATCACAAGTCAATGCTCAGATAAAAGCATCTCGACAAGCAAACAAAGACCTGATGAAGGCCAGGAGAAAAGCCTATTACGAGGCCAACAAGGACGCGATGAACACGGCGTCCCGAATCTACCATGCGAAGAACAAAGATCGCGTTAACGCTCGCCAGATGGAGCAATTTCGGCTCAGGAAGTACGGCGTATCGCCCTCTCAATTCGAGGAAATGATTCGAGCCTGCCGTGGAAAGTGTCCGTGTTGCCATGTGCCGTTTTCCGAGATCCTGAATGAACGGCCTTGTATTGACCGCTCGCACGCAAGCGGGAAAGTCCGAGGGGTGCTTTGCCGGCAATGCAACTTCCTCATCGGCCATGCGTTTGACAATCCCAGCATTCTGCGGGCCTGTGCTCGCTATCTGACAAGTCACGATGCCTCAGAGGAAAGTAGCGGCCAAGTGGATTCAGAATGCCAGTGATAAGCTGGCGATAGAGCAGGGATGCTATTTTGACCCCTCGATTGGCAAAGCAGCCTGTGAATTCATTCAGGAATTCTGCATCCAGAGCAAAGGAAGGTGGGCAGGCAAACCGCTGATTTTGCTTGATTGGCAAGCGATTTTTTTGATGCGGCTGTTCGGCTGGCGGGCAGCCGATGGCAAGCGGCGATTCAAGAGGGCTTATCTGGAAGTGGCCAAGAAGAATGGCAAGACGACACTCCTGAGTGCCCTCGCTCTACTGTTGCTCATCGCAGATGGCGAGGGTGCTCCGGAGGTCTATGTCCTGGCCGTCGACCGTGACCAGGCGAGTATCCTCTTCGATGAATCGGCCCGTATGGTGCGGTCGTCTCCCGAGTTCGCCTCGCGGCTGGAGCTGGTAGATAGCCGCAAGCGAATCATCGACCCGGATGGTAACGGACGAATCACCGCGGGCTCGGCCGAGGTGTCCCAGAAAGATGGCGTATCCGCGAGCTGTGTCATTTTCGATGAGCTGCACCGCCAGAAGACGCGGGCGATGTGGGACATATTCGAATACTCGGGGGCATCCCGAGAGCAGCCCCTCAAAATCTCGATCACGACGGCGGGGGAGGACACCGGCGGCATCTGGCACGAACAACGCGAGTACAGCGAGAAGGTAAACGCTGGCGTGATCCCCGACATCACCCACCTCGGCGTCGTCTACCGAGCCCTGGAAGAGGACGACATCGACGACCCGAGGACCTGGGCGAAGGCCAACCCCAGCCTCGGCCACACGATCAGCATCGAAGACTTTCGACGGGAGTTGACCGAGGCAAAGGAGCTGCCAACCAAGCTCGCCAACTTCAAGCGCCTTAGGCTCAACATAGTGGCGCGGGGCGAGCAAGCGTTTTGCTCGATCGAGCAATGGGATGCATGCAACGCTCACGCGATCCTGACCGCAACCGACCCGATCCTCGGCGGGCTCGACCTCTCCCAGCTTGACGACCTGACCGCCCTGGCCATCGTCTCGGGCGATCCGGGGTCGGACGTCAACGTCGAGATGTCGTTCTGGCTGCCCGAGGAGGGGATTGTCGATCTGGAGAAGCGGCACCAGGTGCCGTATCGAACGTGGGCCGACATGGGGCTGATCACGCTCACGCCGGGCAACGTGATCGACTATTCGTTCATCCGCCACCAGATCAACGCCCTGGCCCAGGAGCGTGATTTACTCAAGCTGCTGATTGACCCGTACAACGCCACCAAGCTCGGGCTTGAGCTCAAAGAACAGGACGGCCTGCCGGTCGAATATATCCGCCAGGGGTATCTTTCCCTCTCAGGCCCGACCAAGGAGCTGCTCCGGCTGATCCTCTCCGGCCAGCTCCGCCACGGTGGCCACCCGATCCTGAGATGGCATGCCAGCAACGCGGTCGCCGAGCAGGATGCCGCCGGCAACATCAAATTGAGCAAGCGGAAGAGCGCCAGGAAGATCGACGGCCTCGCCGCCCTGGTCAACGCCCTGGCCGGTTTCACTTCCATCACTTCCACAGCGTCGGTTTATGAAACTAAGCCGCTCCTGGTTCTCTGATGTTTGAATCGCAGCCCTGGGAAACCCACGTCGCCG